GGTTCCTGCACCTGAGTTCCCTCTTGGTCTTCCAACACCTGAAGGGCCTGCTTGAGGGCTTTTATTTGCTCTTTGCGGTCTTGGCTGTTTGGAGGTATTGGTTCTCCTTTCAGCGCCAGCACCAGTCTTGGTTTTTGCTTTAGTGCTGTCACCGCCCTTCCCACCTTTTCGATTGTTGTTCTTAGGCAGGCCTGGAAATTTAGCAGATCCTTCTGGATGGCTTCGTCCTCTATTTTCAGATTGCGAAGCTCCTGAACTAGTGGGTTGATCTTCTCTGCCACTTGTTCGGGTAGTCTCAGGGTTTGCTCGTAAATGCTTACTTTCGACATCTTCTTGTATTTGACGAGCGTCCAATGGCTCCGTCGGCATAGCATCCTCATCGAGGGTGTCCTTGTAGGGACATGGCTCTTCAGTTCGATTGAGGGGACGGAGCTCCCAGGGATTGTTGAGTTGTTGCAGATGTAACCTGAATTCCTCCAAAGTTTCCTTATCGAATCCAGTTCTCGCCGAAATGCAATCAAACATCAAGTCATGATCTTTGGGATCCTGGGGCCAAGCGCCACCTTGCGTCAACCAGTATGATTTCTCACGATCTTTTGACAACCTTTGAGCTCTCTTGGAATCTTCACCAACCTTTGCAATATAATTGCGTTGGATCATCTGACAATAATCACTAGTTATCGGAGTGAACCGGTCAGTGATCAAGTAGCCGTCTAATCGGTCAAGAGCGGCTGTTTCCAATGGAACATTAGGGTCTCTGGCGGTGAGATGCAGTTTTCTCCAAGTTCGAAGTGGGTCCTGCATTGTTGTACTGGTTGTCCAAGGATCGACGTAAACCCTCGCCAGAAAGGTCACGCCGGTATCGGGCAAGCATGTTTCAAATTTCATGCGCAAACCCAATTGGTCACAAACCTTGGTGTGGGCTCGTTTGAGCTCTTTACGAGTCAAACCATCATCACCAAATTTAGGCCCAATTAGGCAGAAACATTCATATGGTGTCAAATGCGGGAATGTTTCTCTAAGGCAACAATATTCCTCAAAACCATCGGTGTGGGTATTTCCGTCGCACGTGGCTGGGTTACCACTTTTGACGCCCTCACCGGGTTCATATTTAAAATTGAAGCGCTTAGCGAATGCTGGTATGCTAAGAAGATAGTTAGCATACTCACGAATTGCAGTATGGTAATCTGGGTGGAAATAGCGCAGCATACATGCTATATAAACCTGCATCTGCAGCCATTTAGATGTTGTTCCATCGAGATTCTCAAAATCAGTCTCACCAATTTCATCAACTCCAGCAGCATAGTCCATCACACATTGGGCAATTTCAACAGGTGATTTGCCAGGACAAAACCAATGCTTATTATGTTCACCATGCAATACATCATCTCGATATTTCAAAGTGTACTGCGAAAACTGGAGTAAAAATCGGATATCAGGATAAGATGATATTATCCTGGCTGATTTCATGCAAGCTTCGTTCTTCATAAAAGCTTCAATTTTCTTTTGAGGTGTCATTTCGACAGTTTCCCAAACCTGCTTAGTGGCCAGAACCTGCGAAGGTTTATCCAGTAGTTCTGCTGTTTCCTCTAAACCATATGGTACACCTTCGTGTGCCACAGGGACTACTAACTTCGCAAATTCAACAGCATAGGCTTGAATCTTCTTATTTGGCACCTTATGTTCTTGTAAAAGGTGACCCGTCTGTCGATTGACAATGACATTGCTTCCCATCGTTTAATCATAGGCATCAAATTATGATCAGTGACGAGCGGTGCTGAATACTGCCGGCTACTAACCTCGGGCTGTTCAGCTTCAGTGGCTATAGGCCAATGGACTTTCGGAACCGTTGACCTCACCAGCCTGGCGGGATCTGGCATTTCAGACACGCCCTTTCGGTAATATTGTCCAGTTAAGGCTAAAATCTTGGAGTCAGTATACTTCATTCCAATCATGCGACTTGTAACTGATTGCTGTGATTGGAGCCCCATTAGTATGTCGAAATCTTCCTTCAACAAATCAACAGTGGCATCCTCGCCATCACGGCCAAAGTTGATTCTTAAATTTCCTTCCTGATTAACATACACAATGGAGTTCCATCCGGGTATCGTTTTATCGGCATATGTTATGTGCTTTAACCTTCGAGCTCCAAGATTGGTTGGTAAAAACCGCCATTTCCACACAGTAAACTGCGGGATCGTCCAGACAAACAACCTATGGGGGCATGCCTTCCATGGTCGTGAGTGATGCACTTTTGTGAACACAACCTGATGTAAACCAAGTGTCCACAATAGATTTCTTCCCAAACGCTCAAGCCAATTCTTGCCGACAACATCAGTCTCGATGAATTCACCTGAAACAGCCCAATCCCACACATTGTGGGACCAGACGTTACCACCGCCTACCTCATACACCACTTTGTTGTCTTTCACCCTATAAAAGGCGTCACCATCTTTACCGGCAACAGCCTGGGGCTGAAATGTATGAAATATGCATGGGGCCAACATTCCGAAAACTTCTCCGAAATCTTTGATGTAATAATCGACGTCAATGCCAACTATCACATCAGTGGCAGTTGGCTTCGCGTCAGAAATCGGGCGTTCCAAGTCGTTCGGTGCGTAGTATTGCACTATTGAGCGATCACAATTTGAGCGATCGGATGGTGAAATTTCCAGCTTGGTTAAGCCGGAAGCAAGCAACGCTTGATCAATAGTGCGCCTCGCGCAATCACGAACGGCACCTGAAACTGGGTGACCGTTATCTGAAGTCCGTGTTGGCTCTGTGGATTCGAGACTATCAATTGGGTAGAAATCTCGTCTCACATCCCTCCTAGTGTGATCCATGGTTAGATTCTGGATCACACGGCTGGGGGTATTTACCAAAACGTTGGGATACAGCCCTATCGCTGCATAGCCCAACACGCGCTCCCGGTGCCTCCACAGTAAAACTGCGGCACCACCTACACAGACACCCACTCCCAGCGATTTGAGAGAAATGGTGCTGTCCAGTAGAGTTTGGATTAATTTCATTTTGGTTTATTT